TAAAATTTAAATGTCGACATATAAAGGCATAAGAGGACTTAAAGTTCGGGACTATACCACTAACCCTGATAACCCGATAGAGGGACAGCTATGGTATAATACAACGGACAACGTAGCTAAGTATCAAATACCAAATGTAACATCATCTTGGAGAACTGGTGGTTCTTTAAACTCAGGTAGAATAGAATTTCCTGGAGCTGGCACACAAACAGCTGCTATAGTGATTAGTGGGTACACAGGACCTTCTCCATCATTTACCACTGCTGTTGAACTTTATGATGGTACTTCTTGGACAGAAACAGCTGACGTTAGCACTGCAAGAAGAGGTATAGGAGGGCTTGGTATTTATACAGCTGCTTTGGCTGTAACAGGTTCAACAAGCACTAGTGCAACTCCAGTGACAGCTTCAAATGAACAATGGAATGGATCAGCTTGGACTGAAACAGGTGATGTAAATACAGCAAGAGGTCATCCTGGTGCAGGAGGAACAACAACTGCAGGTTTAATTTTTGGAGGAGATACTCCACCTAAATCATCTATAACAGAGTCTTGGAACGGATCTGCATGGACCGAAGTCGCTGACATGAACACTGCTAGAGATATTGCAGATGGAGATGGAACTTCAACAAGTGCGTTATCGGTGGCTGGATATATAGCAACAGCAGCTACAGGAAATGTAGAATCTTGGAATGGATCTGCATGGACTGAAATAGCAGATGTTAATACTGCAAAATATTATTTAGGTTGTGCGGGTGCAGATAACACAGCTCTTATAAAATTTGGTGGAACATCTCCAGTTGTAGCAAACACTGAAGATTGGAATGGAACTAGTTGGACTGAGGTAAATGATTTAAACACTGCTAGAAGTCAAATGGCAGGAAATGGAACATCTTCTTCTGCATTAGCTTCTGGAGGTTCAGGGCCAGGAACAATATCAGCATCAGAAGAATGGAATACTGGTGTTGCTATTGGAGCATGGTCAACAACCACATCTATGAATACTGCTAGAAATGATCCGAGCGGAGTTGGAGCTACAGCAGAAGCTTGTTTAGCTTTCGGTGGTTATACACCACCAGGTGCAGTAACGGCAATAACAGAAACTTGGAATGGAACTTCTTGGACGGAAGTTAATGACTTAAATACTGCAAGAGGTGGAATTGGTGAGTTTGGAACTTCAACTTCTGCATTAGGCTTTGGAGGAAGTACACCTCCATATACTGCAAAAACAGAATTATGGAATGGTAGTAGTTGGACTGAAGTTAATGATTTAAATGAAGTAAAATTAGCTCCAGGAGGAGCAGGAGCAGACAGCACTTCTGGTTTAGGTTTTGGAGGTTATGTTCCTCCAAGAACAGCTAATACAGAATCATGGAATGGAAGCAGTTGGACTGAAGTAAATAATTTAGGAACAGCAAAATATATAATGGCTGGGGCAGGTATAGCAACTGCAGCTTTATGTGCTGGAGGAACAGATGAAACTAATAGACTTGCTCAAACTGAATCTTGGGATGGAACAAACTGGACTGAAGTTAACGATTTAAATACTGGAAGAAGACAATTAGCAGGAACGGGATTATATAACGATGCAATAGTTTATGGAGGAGAAACTGCTACAGCAGCATTTGAAAACAAAACAGAACTTTGGAATGGAGTTAGTTGGCAAGAAAATGGAGACTTAAACTCTGCAAGATACAATCTTGGTGGCGGTGGAACAACCACAGCAGCTTTAGCTTTTGGTGGTTATGCACCACCTGGTGCTCCGAGTGGTGTAGCAGAAGAGTGGAGCTCAACAAGTAATACAACTAAAACAATAAGCACGGATTAATTATGACAACATACAAAGAAATAAAAGGCACACACATAACAACAGTAACGACAGATCCACCTGCACCTGTTAATGGACAGATGTGGTACAACTCAACTACTCAAGTTATGAAAGGGTTTACATCTAATCCTGCAGGCACTTGGTCTTCCGGCACTGCATTAAACACTGGTAGAGGTTATGCAGGTGGCGTTGGAATAAAAACTGCAGCTTTAGTTTTTGGTGGTGGACCACCTCCTGCGCCTACGGCAATAGCAAATACCGAACAATGGAATGGTAGTAGTTGGACTGAAACAGGAGATTTAAATACTAAAAGAGCATTCGTTGCAGGTGGAGGCACATACACAAGTGCTTTAGCATCTGGTGGAGATCAATTAACAGGAGTTACTGAATCTTGGGCTGGATCGACTTGGACGTCTGTTACATCAGCACCTAATGGTAAACCTTCACAAGGAGCAGCAGGAGCTGATAACGAAGAATTAATTATATGGGGAGGAACACCACCAGATACTAGTAATGAATATTGGAATGGTTCATCTTGGACAGAGTTAGCAGACTTAAATACCTCTGTAAAAACTGGAGGTTCTGCAGGAGCTTCTTATACAGCAGCGTTATCTTATGGTGGAATGACAGGACCAAGTACAACAACAGCTAATACAGAATCTTGGAATGGATCCGCTTGGACAGAAGTTGCAGATTTAAATGATGCAAGAAGATATTTAAATAACTATAGTTGTGGGACATATACAAGTGCTTTAGCTATAGGTGGAGAAGCCCCACTTGGTGCTAAAACAGAAACATGGAATGGAACTGCTTGGACTGAAACAGGAAATCTATCTAATGCAAGAACTGGAGGATCGTCAACAGGGTGTGCAGATAATGGATCAGGAATTGTTGCTGGTGGAGTAGGAGGAATTTCAACTCATGTTGAAGAATTTGTATCACCTACAACTAGTACGGTAACATTTACAGCTTCTTAATACTTGTATTTATTTTTAAATATAGTATATAAGAAAGTATAGAAGGATATAAAGATATGAAAAAAGATGTAAAAGAAGTAATACGAGGTGAAGAACCTCATTTAAATAATTTGTTATCACAAGAAGATCTGTCTTCGTTTAAAGGTATGGTAGACGAGCTTCGTGACACATGGACCAAGAAACAAATGTTTCGAACAGAAACAGAAGCAAGGTTTTCTGTGTTACAAGATAATAGATATCCAACCAAAGCTGCAAAGTATTGGCAGTGTGTAAGAGAACAATCTAGTTATTTAGATAATCTTATGCATTTATCTTTTGATTACAGAAGAAATGAAGCAAAAATAAAATGGTTAGAAGGTAAAATAGAAAAAGAAGAAGATGAATACAAAGCTACTAAATATCAAATAGATTTAGATGAAGCTAGATTTGGCAAAGCATCTATGGAGAAAGTCGCAAGACATAGAATGCGTGAAATAAAAATGTGGTCTAAATTAAAAAAAGAATTTAATGATGGATCATTTAATGACAAAGACGTTAATCAACACCAACTAGAATCTTATGGATTACAGTATGCTGAAAAAGCAAAAACATTAAATGCAAACTCAAGTGAAGCTGAAATATTTAATGTAATGGGTCAATTGCAATCATTGCAAAGAATTAAAAAGTCTGGTGAATTAGAAAGCAGTTACAGAGAGACAGAAAAAATAACAAACGATGGAAAAACAAAATCGTAAATTATTTTTTTTAGTTTCATTACCTAGATCTGGAAATACTTTATTTACAAGTATAATAAATCAAAATCCTGATATAGCTTGTACAGCTAATTCATTAACGTTAGAAATAATGAAAGATTTATTTTTATTAAAAAGAACAGATGTATTTCAAAATTTTCAAGACCATAAATCTTTAGACAATATTTTAGATAATGTTTATGACTTGTATTATAAAGATTGGCCACAAAGAATAATTATTGATCGTGGTCCTGTTACGCTTAGTGATAATCCTGGAAATTTTGAATTAATAAAAAAACATTACAAACGTCCATTTAAATGTATTGTTTTGCTCAGAGATTTAATAGATGTATTAGCTAGTTATATGAAATGGTACACAGAAAATCCCGATGCTTTTCCTAATAGATTTGCAAAGACAGATGAAGATAAACTTAATTTTATTATGGATAAAAAAGGTGCGGTAGTTAAAGATTTAAAAGCAATCAGTAATGCTTTTAAAAATTCTAATGTTTGTCATTTTGTAAAATATAATGATTTAGTTGCAAAGCCTAAAGAAGAAATAGATAAAATATATAAATTTATGGATGTGCCTTGTTACAACCACAGGTTTGATAACTTGCAACAAGTGGAAGTTAATGGTATAAAATATGATGATACTATAGTAGGAAAGAATATGCATAATGTAAGACCAGTAGTTAGAAAGGTAAATAATATTTATATAGAAAGGATACCCAAAAGTATAAGAGACAAATATGAAAAAATTAAATTTTGAGTTTATATTTCTAGGTCAATCAATTTTAAGATATCGAGTGCCTCTTGATATTTTTCAAATAATTAATCACATCTACGATGTAAATAAAAATAGATTAGATAAAGCAAACAAACAATTAGTTGGTAAAATAGAAGATGAACATTCTTTATTTTATGGTGGTAAAGATGAATCTAAAATGAAAAGACATAATAGATTGCCTACAATGGTAACACATTATTTTATGGAAATGTTTAAACATTATTTAACATTTAATAAAATAAAAGATTATGATTTACACCTTAATTCTATTTGGGTTAATGAAATGAAACAACACGAGTATAATCCAGCACATGTTCATAGAGGTATGTTGTTTACTGGTTTATCTTCTGTAATGATTTTAAAACTACCCTCAACTTATGGTCAAGAATATTCTGCAGATGCTACACCACAAAACGGTAGACTACAAATACTAGGAGCATCTAATGGTCAATTTGCAAAAATAGATTATCAACCACCAATGGATCTTAGAGATTTTTACATTTTTCCATACGACATGAGACACTGCGTATATCCATTTAATGGGACTACCGAAACTAGAAGAACACTAGCTGCAAACTGTGATGTACACTTTGATCCAATAAAAAATAGAGGTGCATCATGATATTAGAACCACGTTGGAAATCTTACATGGTTAAAACTAATGAACCTATATTTACACCTTTGCAATGTAAGATGGTTATAGAAGCTGGAAGAGAAGAACCCAGAAAAACTGCAGAAATTGGAGCTGATCAAAAAAAAGGTATCTTGGACACAAAAACAAGAACTTCACATATTAGTTGGATACCATTTAAAAAAATGCCAGAGATGTATAAAGATATAGAAAAAATTATGAAAATTACAAACAGTAATCATTTTGGTTTTGAAGGAATGCAAATTACTGAAGTGGCACAATACACAGAATATCCAGAAGGTGGATTTTATGACTGGCACATAGACAACCATGTTAATTGTCAATACGAACCACCTGTTAGAAAAATATCTATGACTTGTTTGTTATCTCCAGAAAATGAATTTAAGGGTGGTGATTTAGAATTAATAAAAGAAGGTCAAGCGGTAAAATTAAAACAAGGTCAAGCAGTATTTTTTGCATCGTTTATTAGACACAGAGTTGCACCCGTAACAAAAGGTATTAGAAGATCTTTAGTTATGTGGTTTGGAGGACCAGCATTTAAATGAAAAGAGATTTACACTTTCCAACACCTATATATATTTTTGATATTAAAGATAAGTCTTTAAATATTCAATTAGAAAAAGATATAGTAAATTGGATGAATCAAGATAAAGGAGTAACTAGAACAAATGTAAAAGGTTGGCATTCAACAACAAACATGCATACAAAACCTGAGTATGCTAGATTAGTAAAAGCTTTACACGAAGCACAAAATAAAATTTATATAGAAGAACATTATGATTCTGAACCATTTTTAGGTAACATGTGGGCAAATGTAAATCCACCAGGTGGATATAATAGAGCACACTTACATCCTAATTGCACGTGGTCAGGTGTTTATTATGTAAAAACTCCTAACAATTGTGGTGCGTTAAAATTAAAAGATCCTAGAACAGGAGCTGAAATGGTGTCACCTAAATTAAGAGAAAGATATAATCCTCCTGAAACATCACCTCAAAGATTATGGAGAGAAGCTACTTATCTGCCAGTGGCAGGTAGATGTATAATGTTTCCTGCTTGGTTAATACACTGTGTTGAACCAAATGATTCTAATGATATAAGGATATCTGTATCATTTAACTTTTTACAGAAGACGATGTTTGTATGAAATTTAAATACCAAGTTATAAAAAATGCAGTATCTTTTGAATTAGCTAATTTTATATTTAATTATTTTTTACTTAAAAGAGATGCTGTAGAGTTTATGTATCAAAATAATATTATATATGACAATGGTATGTTTGGCACCTGGGCAGATAAACAAGTCCCTAATACATACTCTCATTATGCAGATATGGTTATGGAAACACTAATGATGAAGGTGTTACCTAAAATGGAAAAAGAAACAGGATTACAATTAATACCTACGTATTCTTATGCAAGACTATATAAAAACGGTGATATATTAAAAAGACACAAAGACAGGCCTTCTTGTGAGATATCTACTACAATAAACCTAGGTGGAGATCCATGGCCTATATTTATCGATGGTACGGGGTCTAACAACGTCATAGACGAGTATAGAAACATACATAAGCCCAATGCCCCAGAGGGTACAAAAGTCTTGCTTGAAGTAGGCGATATGCTAGTATATAGTGGTTGTGAACTCGAACATTGGCGAGAGCCTTTTGACGGGAACATTTGCGGCCAAGTATTTCTACATTATAATCATGTAAATGGCCCATTTGCAGATAAAAACAAATTTGATGGCAGACCAAAGCTAGGTGTACCATCATTTGCAAAATAGTATTATAATGGAGTCATATGTTACAAAAAATAGGTTTTTTACCAGGTTTCAACAAACAGATCACAGAAACCACAGCTGAAGGGCAATGGGTTGATGGAGACAATGTAAGATTTCGTTATGGCACACCAGAGAAAATAGGTGGCTGGTCTCAATTAGGAGAGAATAAAATGACTGGTGCTGCAAGAGCACTATTTCATTTAGTAAATAAAGCTGGAACTAAATACGCTATCATAGGAACAAACAGAATTTTATACGCATACTCAGGTGGTGTGTTTTATGACATACACCCTATTAAATCTACAACTACACTTACAAGTGCTTTTACTACAACTAACGGATCACCAACTGTTACAATAACTTTTAGTGGTGCACACGGCATTGGAGAAAAAGATATTATTTTATTAGACAATTTTTCTAGCATAACTAATTCTAATTACAGTGCATCTGATTTTGATGATAATAAATTTATGGTAACAAGTGTACCATCATCAACAACTCTAACAATTACGATGTCATCAAACGAAGGCGGTTCAGGTGCAACAACCTCTGGCGGTATTAGGGTAAGACATTATTATCCTGTTGGACCTGCAGAACAATTACCTGGATTAGGATGGGGATTAGGTCAATGGAGTGGTACAGTATCAGGTGAAGCAACAACAACTTTATCAGGTGGTATTACAGATTCAGCTACAACAGGAATTACTTTAACAGATGCATCACAGTTTCCAACATCAGGTACAAACTTTGTGCAGATAGGAACAGAAGAAATATCATACACAGGTATTACATCAGGTGTTTTAACAGGTGTTACAAGAGGTGTAAGAAACACAACAGCTGCTGCTCACAATGGTGGTGACACAGTTACAAACTCTTCTGATTATGTTGCATGGGGACAAGCTGCATCAGGCGACGTAGTAATAGATCCAGGTATGTGGAGCATTGATGGTTTTGGAAGTAAAGTAATTGCATTAATACATAACGCACAAGTATTTGAATGGG